GGTGTAGATTCTGGAGCCCTGTGGGATATTACTGATATATATGATATTAATGACGTATCAAGCAAAGTTGCATTCCCAGATGATGCGCAATCAAGGAACCAAGAATTTGAACTTGAAGCAGATGGTATTATTGACTTTAGTGAAGACAATCCATTCGGTGAGATTGGAGGTTAATAATGCTTAACGAACATTTTTATCATGCCTCTATCAGAAGAACTATTGCTGCCTTTGGTACTATTTTTAATAATATTAAAGTAGTAAGAAAAGATAGTGCGGGTGAAATTAAAAATATTACTCGTGTCCCATTATCATATGGACCTAAGCAAAAGTTTTTAGCAAGATTAGAAGGTCAAGCAAGTTTAACTGATCCAAAGGTTGCAATTAAGCTCCCACGTATGTCTTTTGAAATTACTTCAATGTCATATGATTCAGCAACTAAGCTACCAAAAATGAATAAGATTACTCGAGGAACTGGTTCTTCGAGAAATACTTTATATACTTATGCTCCATATTTAATGGGTATTCAATTGTCTATTATGGCAAAAAACCAAGATGATGCACTTCAAATTATTGAGCAAATTATTCCGTATTTTCAGCCAGAATATACTATTACAATTAACGAAGTTCCTGAAATGGGAATTAAGAATGATGTTCCAATAGTATTAAATAGTGTTGGATTAGCCGAAGATTATGAGGGTGACTTTTTATCTCGTAGAGCAATCATTTATACTTTGGATTTTGAGCTGCGTGTAAGATTCTATGGCCCAGTAAAAGAACAAGGTGTAATTACTGTAACTGATGTTGATATGTTAGAAGGTGATATTGACGAATTTGGCTTCTTGGAAGAATATATTGCTGATGGTACAGCAGGTGAAGGTTCAATTGTTGAAGGCAAAGATGAAACTGATGATGGAGCAATTACGTCGTGAAAAATAAAGACGATATAGATGACGATTATGAATATGCTAGAGCTAAATATTATAATCTAGCAGATAAAGGTGATGAAGCTATTGAGCTTATGATGGAACTAGCCCGTGAGTCAGAGCATCCTCGTGCCTTTGAAGTATTATCTAATATGATGAAACAAAATGCAGAAATTGCTGATCGTCTAATGGAACTACAAAAGAAAAAGAAAGAAGTTAGACTAAAAGATCAAGTTGGACTTCCTAATAAAATGACTCAAAATAATGTATATGTAGGTTCTTCAACAGACCTACAAAGAATGCTATTGAAAAAAATGGAAGATGCTAATGTCATTGAGTCTGAAGAATAACGATCTTGGTTACCTTGGCAATCCAAACGTTAAAAGAGACGGTGTTGAACAAGAGTGGACTCAAGAAGAAATAAAAGAATATGCAAAATGCATGAAGAATCCTTCATACTTTGCAAGAACTTACTTAAAAGTTATTTCACTTGATAAAGGATTAGTCCCATTTGATTTATATCCTTATCAAAAGGAAATGTTTGACCACTTTCAAGATAATAGATTCTCAATTGTTTTAGCTTGTCGTCAATCAGGTAAATCAATTAGTTCTGTTGCATACTTATTATGGTATGCTATTTTTAATCCTGAAAAAACTATTGCTATACTTGCTAACAAAGGCTCAACGGCGAGAGAAATGCTACAGCGTATTACGCTTATGCTTGAAAATATGCCGTTCTTCTTACAACCAGGATGTAAAGCGCTAAATAAGGGTTCTATTGAATTTTCCAATAACTCTCGTATTGTGGCCGCGGCTACTTCTGGATCTTCCATTCGTGGTATGTCTGTCAACCTCCTATTCTTAGACGAGTTCGCGTTTGTCGAAAATGACGCAGAGTTCTATACCTCTACATACCCAGTGGTGTCGTCAGGAGACTCAACTAGAGTTATCATTACAAGTACAGCCAATGGAGTTGGAAATGTATTCCACAAAATCTGGGAAGGTGCTGTTCAATCAACAAACGAATATAAGCCTTTTAGAGTCGATTGGTGGGACGTACCTGGACGAGATGAAGAATGGCAACGACAAACCATTGCCAATACATCTGAAATCCAATTCCAACAAGAATTTGGAAATACATTTCACGGAACGGGAAATACACTCATTGCTCCAGAAATACTCCTTAAACTTCAAGCAAAAGAGCCAGTCCAACAAGTAAATAATCTAAGAATTTATAAAGAGCCCGAAGAACTTCATGAATATATGATATTTGTGGATGTTGCAAAAGGCCGCGGTCAAGACTATTCAGTTTTTAACATTATAGATATGTCTGTTAGACCCTTTGAACAGGTTGCAGTCTATCAAGATAATACTATATCTCCATTACTATTACCAGATATAATTTACAAATACGCCAATATGTACAATGAAGCGTATGTTATTGTAGAAAATAATGACCAAGGTTCTGTAGTATGTAATGGTTTATATTATGATTTAGAATATGAAAATGTATTTGTAGAGTCAGCAATAAAAGCTAATTCAATTGGTGTTACTATGACTCGTAAAGTAAAAAGAATTGGTTGCTCAAACATTAAGGATTTAATTGAACAGGGTAAACTAATTATTAATGATGCAGAAACTATTTTAGAATTATCTACCTTTGAGGCAAGAGGTAATTCTTTTGAAGCTTCGGGTGGAAACCACGACGATATTGTTATGAGTTTAGTTTTATTTGGTTGGTTCTCAACTAATGCATTTTTTGCCGAGCTTACAGATATTGATATGAAATCTCTTTTATATTCTGAAAGAATCAAAGCAATGGAAGAAGAAATTGTTCCAGTTGGATTCTTTGACGATGGAAGAGAAGACAAATACGAAAGGGACTCTAACGGTTTGGTTTGGGAGTCAGTAGATACTGGAATCTATTAAATTATAAATATATTCGAGTGAAGAAACTTTTCCGTATTATGAAATCATATAATAACCCGAGCTTATAATCTTTTTTGGAGAGGAATAAACATGGCTTTTCTAGTATCACCAGGAGTTCAGGTCAAAGAGATTGACCTAACGAATGTGATTCCAGCTGTATCCACCTCGATTGGTGGTTTTGCTGGCGCATTCAACTGGGGTCCTGTAGCCGAAATTCGTACAGTTGGTTCAGAAAAAGAACTGGCTGCCGTATTCGGTACCCCAGACGATAACACCGCGAAATACTTTTTAACAGCCGCTAGTTTCTTGACCTATGGTAACGCACTTAAAGTTGTCCGCGCTGAAGCGGCATCTATGTTGAATGCCACTACAGGTCCAGCTGGCGAACTTATTAAGAATCGCGACGACTACGAAGACGCAACAACCACCGCAGAGTGGATTGCTAAATATCCAGGAGTTTTAGGTAACTCACTTAAAGTTTCAGTTTGCCCAGCTGATAGTACAACATTTACAGGCTGGACTTATGATGAGAACTTTGATGGTGCGCCCGGCACTTCTGATTGGGCGAATGATCGTGGTTGTTCAAACGACGAATTACATATTGTAGTAGTAGACGAAGATGGAGCATGGACAGGTAATCCAGGCGAAGTTCTTGAGACATTTGCTTTTGCTTCGCAAGCAGCTGATGCTAAATCACCTCAAGGTACATCTAACTACTATGTAGATGTTATTAATAATAACTCAAAATATATTTGGTGGGGTGCGCATCCTAGCTTATTGACACATGGCGGTGTAACAACTGGCACGCATTCGACTGATACAGGATTAACTACTGCAGGCGACTATATGGATGGTATTACTGCAGCTGTAGTAGAAGAATCCTTAGTAGGTGGTGTTGATGACAATGACCCTACTTTAGGTGAAATTCAAACAGCATATGACTTGTTTGAAGATGCAGAAACAGTAGATGTAAACCTACTGTTTGGTGTTCCAGGCGCAAATGGTGGCGATGATGTAACTCTTGCCAACGATCTACTAGCTATTGCAACTGCTCGTAAAGATTTAGTTGCATTTATTTCTCCTCCAATCGAGGATACAGTAGGAACTTCAACACCTGCAGCTGATGTGAAAGCATTTGCTGATCAGTTGACTTCAACTTCATATGGTGTTATTGATTCTACAGCTATTAAAGTATACGACAAGTATAATGACGTGTATCGCTGGATTCCAGCTTCAGGTCACGTTGCTGGTCTATGCGCAAATACTGACAACGTAGCTGATGCATGGTTCTCACCTGCTGGCTTTAACCGTGGTCAGATCTTGGGTATTACTAAAATTGCTTTCAACCCTAAGCAAGCTGATCGTGATACTCTTTACAAAGCACGCATTAACCCAATTGTTTCATTCCCTGGACAGGGCACTGTACTATATGGTGATAAGACTGCACAAGCTAAGCCTTCTGCATTCGATCGCATTAACGTACGTCGCTTGTTTATTACTTTGGAAAAAGCAATTGCAACTGCTGCTAAATATCAACTATTCGAATTCAACGACGAATTTACCCGTGCAATGTTCCGTAATATGGTAGAACCATTCTTACGCGACGTAAAGGGTCGTCGTGGTATTACGGACTTTGCAGTTGTTTGTGATGCAACGAACAACACAGGTGAAGTTGTAGATACAAACCGTTTTGTAGCGGATATCTATATCAAGCCTGCACGTTCAATTAACTTCATCACATTGAACTTCATCGCGACTCGTACCGGCGTTGAATTCTCTGAAATTATTGG